GTTAAAGCTGCAAGACAACAAGCAAAAGAATATGGTATTTCTAGTGGTAAATTTATAGAAGCTTTAGGGAGTGTTAATTTTCAATTAGGTGTAAACTGGGAAAATAAATTTCCTAGTGCTGTTAAAGCTTTAAAAGAAAAAAATTATCAAGAAGCAATAAAACAAATAAGCACAGGTAGTGCAGAAGGTGGTGAATCTAAATGGAAAGCACAAACTCCTACCAGAGTTGAAGACTTTGTAAATGCTATAAATAAATTAGAAGTTATAAATACTACACGATGATACTATACAGAGAAAAAGATTTAGACGAAGCTTATAGAATTGATTGTAAATCAAGAACTAAAAAGAATATGCCTTGGGTTATGCGAGAAGAATTTAGAAGTATATACGAACAACTTGTAGAAATATATATGATTAAGTTAGCAGAAGACCCTTCTATAGATATGGAAGATGCTCCTGAGTTTGTTATTGCTTCTGTCAAAGATTTACTATTTAACGATTTAACTTTTATACCAGAATAATATGGGCTTTCCTTTTGAAATAATAACTATGTTGGGCTCTACAGTTCTTAGTGGAGTTATGAGCATATGGGCAGACAGTCGCAAAGCTAAAGAAGATCAACAAAGACTTCTTATTACTAGAGGTGAGTTTGAAATGAAAGCAGTTAAAGCTGCTAGAGATAATAAAGATAAAGGTTTTCAATGGACTCGTAGGATTATAGCGTTAACAGCTGTGTTTGCTATAGTAGTATTACCTAAACTTGTAGCTGTATTTTCACCTGCTGTAGATGTTACTGTAGGCTATACAGTCTTTCATCCGGGATTTTTATTCTTTACAAGTGACAGAGAAGCATTTGAGTGGATAACTTTTAAAGGCTTAGTAATAACACAGCTAGATACTAATTTAGTGTCAGCTATTATTGGTATGTATTTTGGTGGGAGTTTAGTTAAAAAATAACAAGGAGATATAATGAAGAGAGGGTTAATTTTAATAGCAGGGATACTATTAACATACAATATACAAGCAGCACAAACAGGTGATTGTACAATGGGTACTCAGTATTGTGAGGGTAATACTTTAGGCACAACTAACTCTACGACTACAAACAATACTAACACAAATACAAATACTAATAACAATACAAACACAAATACTAATACAAATACTAATACAAACAATAACACCAGCACTAATACTAATAACAACACTAATAGTAATACTAATGTTAATACATCAACTTCGACAGCTAACTCCACGGTTAATTCTACAGTGGCTCAAACTGCAAATAATACAAATACTAACAGCAATACAAATAACAATACTTCTAGTAATACTAATAATAATACCAGTACTAGTACTTCTGCTGTTACTACTGCTAATTCCAACAGCAATACTAATACTAATAACTCAACAAATACTAACAATAACAATTCAAACTCTACGCAAACTGTTCGTCAGGAAGTAGAATCACCTCCAGCTTCGGCAATAGCCCCAAGTATAATGTCTTACTCTCAAGACCTTTGTACAGTTGGTAGGTCTGGAGCATTTCAAGGACAACTCTTTGGGTTTTCTACTGGTGCTACAGTAATAGATGAAAATTGTGAAAGACTAAAACTATCTAAATACTTATACGACACTGGTATGAAAGTAGCATCAGTTGCTATTCTGTGTCAAGATGAACGAGTCTTTGGTGCTATGCGTATGGCAGGTACTCCTTGTCCTTATATGGGTAAGATAGGTGAAGAAGCAACTGCAGCTTGGGCTAGTAATGTTAGAGAAAGACCAACATATAAAGCAGACCTAAAAGCTTTTGTTAGAAGTTGTACAAAAACTAGAAATGGTAAGGGTGTAAAAAAATCTAGCAGAACTTGTAAAAAAGAATTTAATTCTAAAAATGGCTAGTGAAACATTTACTAATAGCTTTTACTTTACTGCTTAGTAGCTATTGTTATTCTAATTTTATATACGAATCTAATCAGTCTTTAATAGACTTACGCAACGAATCCTCAGTAACTAATCTTAGTAGTGGAGATGATCAAACCTCTGCTATGTTTTCTATTGGATTTGACTTTACTTTTTATGGTGAAACTTTTAACTCAGCTAGAATGGCTACTAATGGTTGTTTACATTTTTTAAGTAATGATACAACTTGTAACGATTACACACCTGACCCATTACCTTATGCTACCTATACTATGTATCCGTTCTGGACTGACTTAATAGGTGGTACAATGAAAGCAAAAACATATAATGATAAAACAATATTTGGCTGGTATGATAAAAAAGAATATAATAGAACATCGAGCAACAGCTTTGAAGTTATTCTGTATCCTAATAGTTCTTTTGAATATAGATACGGTGAGCTTGATGTTAACAGCCATGATGTTTTAATAGGACATCAAGGTGATGCTTTAGAAACTTATCAGTATTTATTCCATGATGAATGTAGTACTGGTTCAACAAATGTGTCTGGTGTTTGTGTAAATACAGACTGGAACAATATTTCATTTAACTCTACACTAGAAAATGGTGGTTCGCTTTATAGTGACCAAGTAGTTTCTGGTGGTTATGTAGATCCTTGTATAGATAATCCTTTATATTCTAATATGTGTGTTGGGTATTGGGAAGCTTATGATGACCAACAATGTGATGATGACCCACAATATGCACCGTTTTGTGCTGGATATAGATTTGAACAAGATGTTGGTTATTTTATTATTGAAGAAGAATATGCTTATGGTATTTCACAAGAAGTTCACATGGGATATGAAGAACCTATTGACATATTTTATAATGATGTGTATACTAGCAATGAGCAACATAATAGCTTTCCTGAATATGACTATTATGAGCCTCAAGAACTTTTTTTAGTATCAACTTTTGAAGAACCATTACCTTTTGAGTTACATCCTCTACCAGAGATTGTACCTTTAGAAGAATTTTTACAGGTACAAACTTATGATGAAATTATTATTAGAGAAATTAGAGAACCTCAAGAAGAAATGTTTATTACTTTTCAAGAATTTGAAGAACTTTTTGAAGAAGAAAGGCTTGTTGAAGAAGAAAGAATTGAAGAAGAAATCTTCCCCGAAGAAACCTACGAAGAAGAAAACTTTAATAATCCCAGACCCGAACAAGAAGAACGATTAGTAGAGAGAGAAGAACTAACAGTCGAAGAAGTCTTCGAAGTTAGACCAACAGGAGAGAAAAGTAATGTTAGAGTGTCAGCTCTAAGTGTTGTTTCTTCTACTATAAATACTGCACAAAATAGTGTAAGTGGTACAAATTCAGGGAACAGTATTCATGCCTCTGGTAACACAGTTAATTCAGGCGGTGTAAGCTCCATAGGCTTCGATAGTGGCTTAAACTTTTCAAGCTCGATAGGTTCATTAGAACAGTTTAATACAGGCTCTATTGAGACTTCGGAGTCAAGCGTTGCAGAAACTACTGTTAGTGTCAATATAAGCTCAGTAAATAATGAGCAAGTAGAAACAAATATGGACACAACAATAGCTTCTAACGATACTAAATCAGAAGCTGACCAGATTGCTGATGAGATTTTAGCTAAAAATATAGCTACTGCTCAAGAAGAAAGTATTGAAGAACAAAAAAGTACTGGACAATATGGTGAAGAAGATAATATAATATCTTTTATAAACTATAATCCTGCTTTTAATAACTATAGAAATGTAGTTATACCTAAAAAAGATGATTGGTATAAAGTTAAAAGTATTTACATTGGTAATAAATTAGAGGATAATAATATAGGTTTTAATACTTTAGCAGTACAAAATATAAACATGTTAATAGACTTAAAAGAATTACAACCAAATCTATAGGAGTATAATATGGATTGGATGAACAGTAAATTAAATCAACTTATAGTTTTAGGTAGTTTACTAGCTACTATAGCAGGTGTCGGTTGGACAGGTGCTGAACTAATGGGAAGATTAACAGCTGTAGAAAATGAAGTGGCTAGTATATCTAGTACGGAAAATTCTGTAGATGAAATAGAAAAAAGATTTGAAGCTATTGATGTAACTATCAAAGGCTTAGAAAAAAATGTAGATGAGTTAAAAGATGTTGATGTAGCAGTAGCTAAGATTGAATCTGAAATAGAATCTATACAAGGAAGTTTGAGTAAGCTTGAAAAGAAATCAGGCAACCCTTTAGCACAGTAATTTTAACACCCTCACTAAGGAGAAAAAGTGGGTCACAATAATAAAGAGGATATCTGTGTCCTCTGTATCCTATTTTGGATTACATTAACAGTAGTATATAGTTCAATAGCAAGTATTTAATTATTCATAACACGAGCATTTAAGCATTCCTCAATATGAGAATGGATAGCATCCATCTTTTGAGTTGCTTCTCTCAACACAATTTTTAATGTTTCAAACTCTTGTTTGGGCATGTGTTTTTCTAAAGCTTTAATATCCACACTCGTTCTTTCTGTAACGAGGTTTCCGCTTTTATCATACAACAAAGCATACCCTAACAATTTAGCTTCCTTTCTAATCTTCTTCATTTGTTATTCCTGCAAACTGTACTTGGTCTTGTCTTCCTCGAAGACCTGCTTTCATATAAGAAGTAGCACGACCTTCAAAAAAGTTCTGATGCTCAACTCCCATTACTTCATCTAACCAAGGTAGAGGATTCTCTCTTTGGTCAAAGTTAGTTTTTAATCCTAGTTGTAATAATCTTCTGTCAGCTATGTATCTGTTATAAGCATACATATCTTTCTTAGTTAATCCTTGTATGTCTCCCATATCAAATACTAAGTCTAAGAATTTATCTTCTAAGTCTACCATTTCTCTACAGATATCATATAGTTCTTTCTTAAAATCATCTGTCCAGATATCTAAGTTCTCTTGAATAAACTCTCTAAATAATTTAGTCATAGCTTCAACATGCATAGACTCATCTCGTATAGAGTAAGTAACTATCTGTCCCATACCTTTCATCTTACCGAACCTTGGAAAGTTTAACAAGATTGCAAAGCTTGAGAAGAGTTGTAGTCCTTCGGTGAAAGCTGAATAGACTGCTAAAGTTTTAGCTATAGTTTTCTTATCAGATTTTCTAGGTTTGAAGTCACCAACATAATCGTGTTTGTTAGACATCTCTTCGTACTCAGCAAACGCTTTGTATTCAATCTCAGGCATACCCACAGTATCTAATAATAAACTGTAAGCATCTTGATGAATTGATTCCATGTTTGCAAAAGAAGACATCATCATTCTTGCTTCTGGTTTTTTAAAGATAGGCATATACTTATCTATGTATCCTGCACCAACATCTACATCTGATTGAGTAAACAATCTAAATATTTGTGTTAGTAAATACTTTTCTTTTTCAGATACATCTTGCCAGTCTTTAACATCTGTGTGTAAAGGTACTGACTCTGGCATCCAATGCATTTGATTTTGTAGTTTGTAATAGTCATACATCCATGGATAATCAAATGGTTTGTAGTGGTCTCTAGTTGTTAATAAGCTCATTTAAAATTCCTCTTTTAATGATTTTAATTTTTCATCTGCTGTTACATACTGTTCTAATATAGCATCCATTGATTCTACTACATTAGGATGTTCTGCAACTCCTACTTTGTTCTGAAAATAAATTTCAAGATTAGCTTTAGCCTCTGCTTTCTCGGCAATATATTTTGTTTCTAATGCTTTAAATAATAAAGCTCCTTCATATTTAGTCATAATAATTTTCTCCTTTTGGTAAATAAATTTCTACAAAACTTCTACAGTTAGGACACGTTAAGTTAGTAACCATACTGTATTCTTCATTCTCTTTCTCTATATCGTGGTCTGCACCCCAAATTAACTCTGTACTACAATGCCAACATTTCATATTATCCCTCGCAAGCTATACACTCTACATCTTCTAAATTAATTCTAGGTATTTTAGTACTTACATTCTCTACATTTCTAGCTGCATTAGTTCTAAAGTAATACAACGATTTAAGTTTATGCATACCGTACCAATGTACATCACTAACATACTGCATGTAATCATCATGTACTTTTTGTTCTTCAGTTGCACTTGGTAAAGTAAAGAACAAGTTAACTGATTGAGCTTGACAAACAAACTCTTGTCTCATATGTGCGTGTTCGATTATCCAAATTTGATTTAACTCATTTGCTGTTTTAAATAATTCTTTTTCAGCATCGTCTAACATAGCTAAGTTTTGAACTGAACCTTCGTTAGCAGCCATTTCTTTCCAAATATTATCAAGCTCTACACCTTTAAGTCCTTTAGATTTTAAAAGCTTTTCTAAGTATTTGTTTTTAACTTGATAAGAACCTGATAAAGTTTTATGAGTGTAAACATTAGCTCGGTAAGGTTCTATAGAAGGGGAAGTACCAGAGCATATAATGCTACTACTAGCGTTAGGAGCAATAGCAAGTGCATGAGTATTGCGAAGACCACTACCGGAAATATCAGGAGCTTCACCACGGTTTTCCGCAAGAGCCTCACTAGCCTTCTTCGCCTCTTTCTTAATTTTTTTAAACGCTTGATAGTTAAAACTTGTTGCTCCAAGTCCTTCAAAAGGAATACCTTTACTTTGTAAGTAAGCATGAAAGCCCATTGCTCCAAGACCAAGAGACCTTTCACGATAGGCTGAGTAAGCTGCTTTAGTAAACCCTTCTTTGCCTTCTTTGATATACTTTTTGAATCTTTTAAAGTTCGCATTATATTCTCCAAGTTGTTCTGTATCAATAGCATTGTCAATAAAATGTTGTAAAACATTATCTAACATAGTTATTAAGTCTGCTATGAACAGAGGTTGCTCAGACCAAGCATCATAATGTTCTAAGTTAACACTAGATAAACAACATACAGCTGTGCGTTCTTCGTTAGTTACTAAAGTTATTTCAGAACAAAGATTACTTTGTCTAATCTTTAACCCTAAATCTTTTTGTCCTTGTGGTAATGCTTCGTTACAAGTATCTATATTAATCATATAGGGTTCACCTGTTTCAGCACGAGCATTTAGTATTTGCCACCATAAAGAACGAGCATTGATTGTCTTACAAGCTTCGTTAGTTTTAGGGTCTATCAATCTAAAGTCAGCATCTTCTTCTACTGCCTTTAAGAAATCGTTGGTAAGATTTATACCATTGTGTAAATTTAAATTCTTTCTGTTTATATCTCCACCAGATTCTTTTCTCATATTTATAAACTCTTCAATCTCTGGATGTGATATGTCCATGTAAGCTGCATAGCTTCCTCGTCTTGTTACACCTTGATTGAAGGCTAACATCTGTGAGTCTACAACATGGATGAATGGAATCGTTCCAGTAGAACGACTGCCATTAGAAGTAGATATACCATTACTCCTGATATCTCCCCAAAATCCACCAATGCCTCCACCTGAACTTGCCAACCATATGTTCTCATCATAGTGAGCAGATAAACCATCCCTACTATCAGGAACATAATTAAGGAAACAACTGATAGGAAGCCCACGAGTAGTTCCCCCGTTACTAAGTATAGGAGTGCTAAACATGAACCAACAGTCGGAACAGTAATCATAAAGCCTTTGAGCAAGTTCGAAGTCAGTAGCTTGTTTGTAAGTTGCTGCAAATACTGCAGCCCTAGCGAAAGTTTCTTGAGCATGTGTCTCTTCCTCCCAGAAGTATCTATCTTTTAATGTATCTAAACTAAATTTATCTAGTTTTTTTTCTTTATCATAATCAATTTGTATACCGAGGTATGGTTTAGTTCCTACTTTATCTTCAACCATTATCATCTCCTTCTATTATTTCTAACAATTTATTTTCGTACCACTCAGCTTTATGAAGGTCTTCTATTCCATTTTTATAACGAAACCTCCAACGATACTTGTGAGAGTTACCTCGTAAGTAGCCAATAAATTCTTCTCTTGTTAACATAGCTTGTATAGAATCTATACATTCTATACCTCCTTGGTTATAATGTCTAGGACTATTTACTACATCATTGTTAAGTAAGTCTCCTATGGTTTTATATTTCTCCATTTATCCAATCCTCCTCTGGTAATTTTGTTTCACTAAACCAACGGAAGTTATTAGCTTCTGCCCATTCAGCATGTGTTCTTTTTGTTTTATCTTTTCTTACTTTAGCTCCCGGCATTGGGGCAAAAGGTTTTTGAAAAAAGAAAACTAATTCTATATGTTCTGGTAAAGCTTTCTTTATATGTATGTACTTACTGTACTCTGGAAAATCCCAGAACCTACCTTTAGCTTCTATAAGAATAACTTTGCCATCATCAAACTTACGAACAAAGTCTGGCTCGTACTTATGCTCAATAATATAATCTATGGTTTCCCAATGATGTCTCCAATCAGCAAACAATCTTTGATGTAATTCATACTCCCAATGACTATCGTAGCCTCTAGGTATATGTAATTCTTTTTTAGGTCTAGGTTTTCTAGGTTTTCTTTTAGCCATTTTATATTATAGATGAGTCATAGTTTTTTACAAGTTTCCAATATTCTAATATACTGTTAAACATTTTTGTATGTTTCCAATGTGATTCTTTATCCCAAACATGACAAGAAATAAGTTCAGTATTTTTTCTGTCAACAAATATAGATACTCGGTCTACATCTTCATACTCACAACCTTGTGCATAAGCTGATAGTTGCATACCATGTTCATCATAAACTAATTTAGCAGGGTCTTTGCCTTCTAGATTGTCTTTAGTTTTAAAGTCTATAAATATTCCTGACTTAGAATATAAATCTATCTTACCACCATAGCCTGACTTAGCACAGAAAGAATCTTCTGCTATCCATTCTTCATTAGGAAATGTTTCATCTAAATAATCCTTAATAATCTGATAAGTTTTATTATCTGAATCTCCTAAGAAACCACTCTCAATAAGAGCATGGATTTTAGTACCTTCTTCGGCAGCTTTCTTACCAATCTTTTTAGAATCTTCTTTACATCTGTAAGTAAAAGATTGTAAAGATTCATCTTTATATCTTTCTAATGTAAGTGCTGATTTTAAAGCTTGGTCAATCTTCCAATTTTCTAAAGATGGTTTAGCTATCATACCTATTATAGTAGTTACTGATGGTACGAAACCTTCTTTCTTAGCATCTCTAAGAGTAGTGTTTCTTTCTTTACCATTAGCACCTATAATAGTATATTTAGGTTCTCCGTCTTGGTCATACCAATGACCTGATTCAGAGGTAAACTTATTATAATTATCTTCAACTAATTTGTCAACCTTTTT